ATTTGGGTGCCTTTCTACGGACGTTTGTGCTACGAAATGGTAACGGTCTATGTGCCGTACATCAGTCTTTACTGGGAGGAGATCCCATGGGTTACTGGGGAGGCCAGCGTCCTTCTGCCCTGCTGGGCGGAGGTTCCACTCCAGTGGCCCCAACTTGTCGAATGTCACCCATTCCCAGCCACAACGCTTTTACAGCTAGTGGCATGCATCGCAGCCGCCCCCCTGTTTTTGAGCTCGCATGTCAGCGTGCGCAGAGTCCGCCGAGTCGCACTCCCAGAGAACAGGGTCCTCACCTATACCATGCCAGCCGTGCGCATGAGCTACCTAGCCTATTACTTTTTCTGGGCCGGGTCACTGGGTGAAGGCATGACTGCTGAACTCAAGCCAACCATCGTCAAAGGCGAGAAGGAGACGTTTCACGTCATGTCCTCCGTCGACGAGAACGGCAAAGTTTGGCACCACGGTTGCGTTGCGGGGACAGCCACAAGCCGCAGCATAACAGACTCGGACCTCAGCACACTGCGTGTACGCCGTCACAATCAGACGAACGTAACCGCCGGTGGGCTGACGACCCTTGCATGTGAGTCCAAACTCGAATCTTGCATGTCGAACATTGCCTTCGACATGTGGGTTGCGATCACCAGTGCCACCAATGACAACTCTTTCCAGCACAACTATCGCAACACTTTCACCCCGACGCCAATGAAGTGCTACACCGTCAACCCGACGCCCACTTCCGTCGTGCAGAAAGAGAAGGGAGGAATGACCCAATTCATGAAGTCCACCATGCCGCCAATGGCTTTTCCCACGGAAAACGCCCCGAACCTCGCTTTTGCCGTCGACCTACGTATTACAAAGCAACGCCCTACGACCTTAAACATCAAGGCGGAGTATTGGACATACGTAAAGGACTTCTACCAGCAGCTGTATCCCAATAAGATCAAGCTTGCTGAGGAGGAGGAAGTACGTGAACGCCAAAATAGGCCCACGCAACGACGGATCCTGGATGATGCCAGCGCCGCTTACGGCCCGAACTACCATCCCAGCGAGCCACTCAGACAGTTTGGGAAGATGGAACCCGTCGCATCCCCGTCCACTGACAACGGCGGGGAGGTGAAGGCGAAACGGATTATCACGATCATGGACGGCGAGAGTAAATACTTGCTGTCCCGCGCGACCATCGCAATGTCGCGCGCCATTAAGCAGTGTCACTTCTACGTGTTTGGCAAGAGTCTTACAGACGTCGCCAAACAGGTGGATGCCCTCTGCGCCCAGGCTATCGAACTTACCGACGGCCAGGTGCTTGAGACTGACATTAGCAAAATGGATGGAAGCGTAAACCCGTTTTTCCGACTCTGCGACGACATCAGGGATGACATTGCATTCGAGGACAACGAGGCCAAGATGATTATCGAGGCCCGGCATGGTACATACAACCGCAAGACCGCGGTTCCCGGCAACGGCATCTCCCAAGGAGGTACCGAGCTCGGCTCCGGGAGCCCCGACACGTCTCAGGGACAGTCGGAGCGCGCAGCGTTGATGGAATATATCACGTTGCGCGACAGCGGCGCGGGCCACGAACTCGCCTTTTCGCGCATTGGCTTGCACGGTGGCGACGACGGACTGTCCATGTACTCAGACCCGCAAGTTTACAAGCGCGTCTGCGGCGATCTCGGGATGACCTTGAAGGTCAAGACGGTGGACATCAACACCCCCGAAGGTCGCCCCATGTTTCTCGGACGCATTTACGGCGACGGCATCGGACGCGGCGAATTGGACAGTATGGCTAGTCCCACACGCCTCCTGTCCCAGCTACCCTACACGAGGTCAACACTCGGACAGGTTGTGGTTGGGCGGACCAAAGCGTTTGCTGCCGCGTTGAACGACAAGAACACTCCCTACGCGGGTCCGCTTTGCGAGCGGATCCTGAAGACCCTCGGCGAGGGCCCACACGACGAGGACGCGTATTCATGGAACGCCCTTGTTGCATTGGCCTATGGCGGCGCCGGCTATCCTAACAACTACGGTGACTGGATGGACGGCGTTGCCGTACGCGAGGGGATTCTGGGCGGAAAGGATTGGGAAGCGTGGTTGAATGGTGAAGGCGACTGGTCAGAGCCGCCCCCCCTGAAGATCGCGCACGAGGTGCCCGTCGAGCAACGGGCCCTCATCGGCGACGTTCTCCACAACCCTGAGGAGGAGAACTCCGAATCGTCCAGCAGGCCGGACGAAGTCGAAGTCGTCGCGGGTGAGGCAACGGGCAAGGCGCCTGCTGCCGATGCCGCGTGCAAGCAGTTTGAAGCAACAGGAAAGTGTACTTACGGCAACAAGTGCAAATTCTGGCACGAGGTAAAACCCAAGGGAAAACGTCCTCCCTCTGACAACAAGCAGACGCCCAAGGCTGCCAAGCCCCGCCGCAACGCCGCTGCCGGCGGCGGCGGTGGCTAGACAGTCAAGTAGGCACGTGAGATGGGTTCACGTGCCTACGGGATTGTGTGTGCGGGCAGCAGCGCACGCGATAAATGGACAACGAACCGCTCCACTACCTTGACTTTGCCAACGACCCCGGTGAAGTTTGGGCACAAAACCGAGCTCGCGCAGTCCGGAACGACCTCCTGTTCACAGCAGCAACATCATTTGCCTCAACCGCCTTAGATTTGTTACCCCTCGCTTTGCCAGACATGCGAGGCACCACACCCAAGACGACCAAGGCGAAACCGCCACCGCAGACGCCGCGCAGCGCACGTCCCAGCCCCTTTCCGGCTCGGATGTCGCTGCCCAGCCACGCCCCGAAGCTGTCCGGCGTGACGACCACTTCGTCCGCCCGGGTCGCGGCCCCCGTAGCCTACGGTGGGTCTTCAGTCTCTCGGCCGAATCCGCAGTCGATCACCGTCCTGCGACGCATCCCCATCGGTAACCTCATTCATCATGGGGCCGCCGGTGCGGAAAGCATGACAACTATCAGTGGCCACAACACGTTCCTAGTCAATCCGGGCAACACAGCGTTCGTTCACTGGGGAGCCGGCATCGCCTCGCACTACTCGGGCGGCCGGTTTCTGGATCTCACCCTGGACATCGAGACAACCCTCGGGAGTGGCACTGCAGGCAAGATTTACGTTGGAAAGCGTGAACGCGCCTCAACCATTCCCTCGACGGACCTTCAAGATTTCCGTGAGTATTTCCACCTCAAGACGAGCGCGTGGGTCGACGCCAGCGCCCGGTTCCCACTCAAGCAAAAGTGGGTCCCAATCGTTGACACTAACACCGCAACCTACGCCTTCCCCTCTGGAGCCGTCTACGACGCGAACGAGAATACCGATGGCTACATCCAGCTCTTCGACACAGTGAATGTCGCGGACGGGACTGTCATCGGCACCCTCTACGCCACGTACCGGTTCGAGCTGCGGAACCCCGTCCCCGCACCATCCGCCGCGTCCACCTTCGGCGTCTCCCAATGGGCAATTACTGCCTCAGGCGAGATCCTCGGAACTGACGCCACGCGGACTGTCGCAGCCAACACGCTCGGCCTGGTGGCGTCTGGAGCATCCAACGTCACCACTATCACCGGGCTGGTTAACGGCGCATCCTACATGATGGCATACTATGGTGCCGGCACTTTCACCGCCGGAGACTCCGCGGGAACTATCACTTCTGGATCCGCTGGCTGGACCACCGGGGGCACCTTTTCGCGCTCGACGACGACAGCGTCTCTTGGCGGCACATTTGTCGCCTCTTCCGACACGCTCGTCTTTACCCTCTCGGGCATGGGCACGGTCACCGGGACCTGGGAAATCACCCGTTTCGCGTAGCAGCACGCTCACACCGCACACACACACCGCCAAGGAGCCCAACCCAC